ACCTTGCCAGGCGGCAGAATGTCCTCACGCTTGGCGATCTCAATCGCGCGCTGGATGACCCGCTCGTCAATCTCGACTCGCGTCACGCCATCTCCTCGTTCTTGAATCGGAAGACTCGCGCGCCTGGAACTTCCCGCGTCGCGGCTTCAATGATCTTCGGGTCCACTTTCGTTGCGACCTCCTTCCAGTCGGTCTTCACCGACGCCTTGTTCGCCTTCCAGGTTGCCGACCATCCGTTGCCGACGATGCCAGCCTTCTCGCCGATCGCTTCCTTCAGCGAGATGGCGAGGTTCTGGAGTTCCTCATCCAGCAACTTGGACTCGTATTGCTTCTCGGCATAGAGCGCGGCGACGCGGTCAATGCCTGTCGTTGCGTTCTCGTACTCCTCGCTCGCCTGCGGCACAACCTGAGCCAGCGCGTCAGAGTCCTGACCCTGCAAGGCTGGAGGTGTCTGCGTTGCCAGAGAGTTCCTGAACTCCACTGCCTTGCGGTACAACTCCGTCTGGTAGTCCAGGCTCGCAGTCACCCGCTCGATGCGGAACACCAGACCACCGAGCAGGACTGCCACGTCGCACCACGGCGCAGCCGTCACAAACATCTGCCACTGCACCTGAGCCACAACCTCTGGCGGCACTGGGTGCAGGCTCCAGCGTGGTGAGGTGCTCGTCTTGATTTCTACCAAGCCGTCCTCGCCGACGATGGTGCGATCGAGCGACGCCATCACCCAGGGAAGTTCCTTGAGTCGGACGATGCCGTTGCTGCGGCGCAACTCGCGGCCAGTCTCCATCTCGTAGAACTCTGCCACCGTGTTCTCCAGCAGGATGCCGCGCACCGCTGCTGGTCCAACTGGATCAGGCGTGAACTTGCCCAACTTCTCAGCCCAGAGTTGATACGGCGTCTTGTATGGGTTCAGCCCCGCGATGACCGAGACGTCGGTCGCCGTGATGCCGTCAGCCCGAAGTGCGAACCACTCAGGACTGCGCTGCTCTGCCTTGACGAACTCGTATTGCTTGCTCACTTGCCCTCCTTCTTTCTGTCTTTCTTGGCGAACCCTTCGCCCTTGTAAACCACCGCCGCTGGCGAATAGACCATCCGCATCCAGCGGCCGCACTTCTCGCAGCGCGGGTTGTAGACGTTCAGGATTGAGTGCGTGTGTTCCTCCCTGTGTCCGCAGTCGCCGCAGCGATACTCGTAGGTCGGCATCAGCCTGCGACCGCGAACAGGACGACCAGCATCCAGAAGCCGATGATGGCGAGAGCCACATCGACCACCTGGTCGGCGCGCTTCTGCTTTTCTGCCGCGCGCTCCGCGCGAGTTGCAACTCGCGTGTAGACGAGCGGCTGTGTCTTTCGGTTCAGTTTCATCGCATCGACCCCAGCGCCAATACCAGCACCATTGCTGCAATGCCCATTGCGACCGTGAGTCCTTCTAGGATGAGTGTCTTCACTTTGCTGCCTCCTTCGCAACTTTCTTGCTTGCCTTCAGATCGGCGGACAGAGTCCGCCTGGATACGATCTTTCCCTTCTTGCTAATGCCGAAGACTGGGTCAACGCAGTTCCCATCGCAGCGGAAGCAAGTTCCCCAGTGGCCCATCGAGCCAGTCCCGCCGCAGCGACTGCAGGGGATGTATCCCAGAGCGTTCGCCTTGTCCCAGTTGACTTGCTTCACTTTGCTGTCTCCTTCATTGCTGGGTTAATGTCGAGTCGCGGGTTGCGGCTGATGCCGAGGCTGAACGCGTGACCAAAGCAAAGCCAGGTCGGGTTGTCGTGGATTCGTCCGTAGCGATTCCACTGGCCCGCTGCATCCGCTTCGCATCGGCTGCGATCCTTCTGTCGGTACTCGCAACGCTTCGTCATCAGCGCACCTCCTTCGCAATCTTGAACTCTCCGCCGTTCCAGGCGCCGTGCGCCATCTGGTCTGGAGTCTTCAGCGAGAACGCGGTGAACGTTGCGGAAACTTCTGCGAACTCAATCGCCTGTCGCGCTGCAACCAGGTCGTGCTCGCAAGCAGTGATCAAGATGTTCTTCTTGCCAGCAGCGATCCTGGTGCCGCCGTTGCAGTTGCTGCACGAGCGCGAGTTCTTGCCCCAGCCCTCGCCATTGAGTCCGAGTCGGTTCTTGAGTTCCTGGTACTTCGTCATCGTTTTCTCCTCTTATCGGCCCTGCCGTCTGGCTGGGTTCCTCCCGATGTCACAACCTTACACCGTGACGTCACGCCCTGTCAACCCCCTATTTTGAGCACGATTTTGGGAGGGGTAGCCCCCAGGCTGGAGGAGGTCAGCCTGGGGGTTCGCTGGCTGGGCCAGCGTAGTCATCGTCCTCGTCTTCGAGCAGGTCCAAGATCACTTCCAGGCACGCTCGGCAGATGCCGTAGGACAGTACTGCAGAATAGCCGACCGTGAGGCTCACCTCCTGTTCGGCAAACTTCCACACCCTGGCTTTCTCCCCACACGGCGTGCAGGTGCCGATCAGGTCTGGGAGTGGCGCTGGCGGGCCACTCAAGAACGGCATCAGCGCAGGCGGATTAGGTACTCAGCCGAGACCTCTCCGTCGCCGTCAAAGAACATCAGCCACTGCCCTGGCTCGCCAGACGCGCCGACGACCTCCTGCGCGAAGCGGTTGCTGCTCTCCAGCGACGGGCTGCACCACGTCGTGATCTTGCCGTCGGCAAGGACGAGGCGCGCTGGTTGATGCCAGTGTCCGAACCAGAGATAGTCAAACGGCGCAACGCTGAGACGCCAGCCGCTCGCCTTCTTTGCGACGCCGTACCACGGCATCCCAAGTCCACCTCTGAACTGGTCGCCGTGGACGATCATCCCGATCTTGCCGCCTGGCAGTTCCAGCGTGTCGTACCAGTGCCGACCACCAACGGTCAGGCTCTCCTTCCAACTCACGCGCTTCTCACTCTGCACGAGTGAGCGCGCGATGTTGTAGAGGATCGCGTCGCTGTTGCTTTCTGGCGAGTGATCCGAGTAGCGCCCCAAGCGTCCGTGATTGCCGATTGCACCGTAGACCTCGACATTAGGGAAGAGTGCGGCCATCGCGCGCACGAACTGCGCGAGCATCTCCGCACCTCGGAAGATTTGGACGTACAGACCGCCAGCCTCAACCTCGTAGGCTTGCCCTGGGAAGATGTTGCCATCTGACTCCACGAGGTCGCCAGTGAGCAGAATCTTCACCGTGTCCACAGGGTGATCCTTGCGCTGAATCTCTACGACCCGCTTGACCTTCTCCGCGAGCAACTGCAGCCGCTTTGCCGCAGTGTCAATGTCGTAGTCCACGCTCTTCTTGCCGAGTTGCCAGTCGCTCAGTTGAACGACCGCCACCTCGCGCTTTCCTTTGCGCTTGTCTGGCTTCGGTGCGGGAACGGCTGGGATCTTCATCCCGACCGCTGCGTCCTTCGCCGCCCGATAGACCGCCTCCACGAGTTCTTCGGTCTGCTGCTCCTTCTTGGCGAGTGCGCGAAGTGCGCGTCGGTGCGCCGACTTCAGTTCGTTGAGTTCGTCCTCGCGCTGGAACTCGATCAGATCTTCTGGCATTTGCAGTCTCCTCTCCTGTGTCGCTGGATGTTCTGCACAGCCCAGTGCTGGCCGCGAATCTCGCACCACTTCTGGATTGCCTTTGCCGTGATCTTCGCGGCTGCGAGCGCCCTGTCCAGCGATGGACGATCAGCGTCGCTCACCTCGAGCAACTGGTAGCCGCAGAGTGGGCCTTTGTAGCCACCCTGCAACGTCAGGAACTCGTCTAGGTCCTCCATTTCAACCTCCTACTTTCGGCGCGACTACACGCCGATCTACCGAGAGTGAGTGTTGCTCAGGCTCTTGTCAAGCCTCCAACTTGGCGCGGTAGACGGCGGCTTCAACGGCGTTGCCGATTGCCACTTCGTCCAACTTGATCCCACGCTTGGCGCACTCAGAGCGCACGAGCGCGAGAGCGGCTTCCTTCTTCTCAGCCCCAGCCTTGCTGCTCAGGGTCTGGTTGATGCTCGCCACGGTCGCAGCTGCGATCTTCTCTAGCATCGCGTACTGCTCGCGGCTCACGTTCGCTTGGATCAGGTTGATGACCTGCTTGGCGAGGTAGCCGAGTGCGCCGATGGCGACTGGCACCAGTCCCACGATGAGTGCGTTCAAGAGGTCGTTCACGATTGGGTCCATCTGTCTCCTACTTCCTGTGCACGAGAATCATCGCGGGAGGAGTCGGGAAGCCCGCCTCGCCCTTCGAGTCTCGCAGCACCTTCACTTCGGCAGGTGTGGCTGACCGTCCTGGCTTGCCTTCCTGCATCGTCGGACAAGCATAGACCCAGCCGCCGTTCTCATAGACCAGCGCGACGTAGTGGCCGTAGGTGG